TCATAGGGAGCTTGACGATAAGTTCCACCGTCCATAGGTAGATACGAGACACCAGTGATTTCATCGAAGTTCTCCCATGTCCACGCTCCTACTTTAGGCCATTCATTCTCGTTGACTGAGATTGTAACAGATGGCTTATGCTCACACCAATGACGCTGAAATGTCAACCACAAGTCCAAGTGTTCAATAGCTGACAAGTCTTCACGTAGACGAGCACCTTTTGGTGTCTTCATTGGGAACGAGAAGATAGCAGTTGAATCAGGCTTCATCACACAAGGTTCCCAAGGAAAGCCAGAGTCTTTGAGAAACTGCGTGAGTGGATCTTTTGCATCACTACGTACACGACGAATGAAATAAGCGCTATGTTGTGGATGAATGCCACTAGCAGTACCAGTAAGCTGGCTAACCGTACCTTCGGGTTTGACACACGTGATCGCAGCAGAAGCATTGATGCCAAGTTCAGCAGCAAGACGCTTGTTAGTATCCACAGCAACATTCTTCAGCTTCTCCAAACGCTTAGGCAAGTCCAGATCCAAGACTGAGTTCAGCAAAGGATTATCCAAGATACCTGTCATTGAGACACCCAACAAACGCTCCTCTTCAGTGTTTGTCTGCCACACCTTACGCAGATATGGGAAGCTAGTCAACGTCGATTGGAAAGTACCCAGAATCGTAGCAATAGCTACCTTTTCAGCGAGAGTATCTTCAGTGTCATCCGCACGTACAATAACTGAGCTGAGGTTACAAAATTGGTAAGGACGAAGAATAATTTCAGAACAAGGATTAGTACCCCATTCTTTACCCAATACACGGCGTTCATTCTTAGCTGCTTGAGCTTCTGAAGCGTAGCGGTTAAAGATACCTCGTTCACCTGAGTGACTTTCATAGATGTTGCTCCATTCACGCATAAACTGGCCTACGTCAGGCTTGACATCGTACACAGCTGAGTTGTTAGCCAAGGCTCGTTGACCGTTACCGTCCCACCAGTTACCTGCTTTAGCGTGGGCCATACGATCATCGTCCAAGTCAGACAGAGAGATCATAGCGGAACGACGAACACCTCCAACCACAACGACTTCCCCGATCTTACACAGGATGTCATGCGCTTCGATTGAAAACAACTTACGTCCTTGAGCACCTTTGAATTTACCCACAACGTATTTGAAGAGTTCGACCAAAGGCTCAGGGCCACTCGCACGACCCCCAAAAGTTTTAAGTCGTGTCCCCGCAGCCCGAACAGACGAAACGTCCCACTTAGGAATCTCACCTGCCCATAGGAGGGCCATAACCTGACGTAAGGCTTTAGCCCATCCTTCCTTGGAATCTTTAACGTGAACCACAGTATTAGATTCATACAACTTTTCAGGAATTTCAGGTAGACGATTGACATACTTACGCTCCACAGAGAAACCTACACCTGTACCACACAGGAGGATATACATAGCCTCATCGAAGGCTTTAGGGTCATCAATGGGGAGATATGAGCAGTTATAACCAGCTACGTTCTGACGCTCCAAAGCCTCACCAGCGGTCATTAAAGAGCGCATAGATGGAAGTGCTTCACGGCTAACAATAGCGTTAAACAAACGATCATACAAAGCACCATCAATGGTGTAGTTATGATTCTTTTGAAGATGTTTATACATGAACTGCATATAACGATGCACAGTTTCAGGCCAGTGTTCTCGACGTCCTTGGTCGTCAAGGTAACGTGAATAACGGCTCTTGGCTATGTAAGTTTCATAGGGAGTCATTTCTTTTACTGTCATTTATTGTCCTGTTTATTGTTAAATTTTGGAGGGCACGTATCTTAAGCTGATTCGATCATTTTGTCAAGATACCAACGGGCTTTTTCGAGATCTTCTTTACCATTTTTGTCCATAAACCGCATTAAGTACTGCATAAGTTGTACATAATCTGAGATAAACAAAGGGCTAAGATCCCAAGAAGGGACAAGTCTTTTATCATCTTCATAAGATTTTAGGCATTTATCTACCAATCGTTCAATAACATCACGAACTTCGATACATTCTTCCTCGAAGAGCATGTAATGCTTTGGTTTACTTATTACATCGTAGATGTCTTTTTGAGTTGTCCCGTTTAATCCAGCCATGTATTCCTCAATCTGCTTTACTGTCGGTTTTTCCATACTTCCTCCCTAGATACTCAATACTGAGAAACATTTCATCAAAGTGTCCATCTTGGACATCGTTAAGAACAACAAGTCCACGCCAGTGCCTATTACTGAGCTGATCCATGTACCCTTCATCGTGAAGATAATAAGATCCAGCAATAATAGAACAGATAGACCTGCCATCAGCTCTCTTGCCATAAGCTACCTGTTTCCCTTGTTGATGTCCCGCAATACAAGACATGTGTAACTTAGAGATGATCGCAGCAGCCGTTCCAGCAGGACGACCCATAGCACCGACAGGCCAGTAATGAGAGAAACCAACACCGTCGATAAACACAGGCTGGAGAAAAGGATGTACCTCCCAATCTTTATCATATTCCAAGTCTTTCACTGAGATTAAACCTTCAAGCATAGGATTGTTATTCACAGCCCTGTCAATACGGTTTTCATGGTTACCTACTGTGAGAACCATACGAGGCTTGTACACCTTGTGTTTGCTCTCTTTCTGTAGCTTCTGAAGGTCTTTGAGAGGCTTTAGGAGGATCTTCATGCCCTCCTTAGCAGCTTCAATGTCCTTCTGATAGCGCAAGCCTTCGAAATACTTAGAACCTTTGACATCGTGGCTTGAGAGACTAGGCATGTCTGCATGATCTCCTAAGTGAACCACGACATCAGGCTTGTATTCACAGATAGCTTTGCCAGCCCATTCGAGATGCTCCGTTGGAACACCTTCTTTGACCTGAGTATCAGGAATAATTAAGATTCTCATGCTAATGTGAATTCCTTTTGACCAAAGGTTTTATAGACTTCAGGGAAAGCCAACAAGAGCTGCTGAAGCACTTCATCGTTCAAGCATCGACCTTTAGCGACCAGAGGCGTACCTGTGTACTCATTGTCGATATTGAGAGGGAAGGTTACTGAGTAGTACACTTGCTCTTTGATGTTGTACCCGTAGTGTTTCTCCATCTCATCGAGGATGTTATCCAAGACTTCCATCCAAGTAGTCTCATGCGGTTCAATCAACACTGAGTGAGTAGCTGGAATACGCTTACCTTCTTCATCGGTGTACGGTTCAGTGTACATCTCAAAAGCCCAGTAGTCTCCTGCCATAGCTGTCTCATTTGGTTGAATCTCTACGTCCCACTTGTACAGTGAACTCCATGAGTCTTTGAGTGACTGAAAATAAGCTTTGCTGCGTTCAAACATAGTCTGTTCCTTTATCGGTTGTTTGTTGATTACGTGGAAATACTCGTCAAGTGTCATAGAACTCTCCGTCCATTGGATGATAGACGACATACTTAGTCTCAAAGATTCCGTTACCGTAGTCTTTGATGACCTCTGATGTCTCCATCATTCTACACCCTAAGCGAGGATGATCTATAGCGTACACTTTGTATCCTTTAGTCCAGTCAGGTTTAAAAAGAGGCGGTTTATAGTGAACTACTAGCTTCGCCATTCTATTCCTCCCAATGCCTACAGAAGAAATATTCCCCAAGACTATCAATCTCCTCTTTAGGATAGCCATTCTCAACTAACCATTCAGTGAGGTTGACAGGCTCAGGATCAGGAAGTGCTTTAGGAAAACCATACTTCCACCCTGAAGGAGGATCAATCATCTTTACTGTCATATAGCTCCTTTATCGTTGGAAATAACTCAAAGATAATATCACGACATTGGTTAGCTACGTCACGATGCTCCTTCTGTGTTGCGTTATCACAACGGATGTCGATGTAGTGCAGCCAGCTACGCAGAGTACCGTTCATGTACATCTTGGAGACAGTTAAGCCTTCAGGAAGGAACACACGAGCGCACTCTTTAGCGATACCCTTGTCGAGAGCTGCTGAGTACAAGAATTTAGCTTCGTTGACCAATCGACGTTGAGCACCTTCGAACCAGTTCTGCAAGCTGATGTCATCAGTGTACAGACTGTTTTGACGGTTCTTTTCGTCTTGTAGTCGAGCCTGTGATGTCTGGATGAACCCTTCAGAAACTGCGTAACGCTGTGAGAACTCTTGGAAGGAGAAGCTACGGTGACGCAAGATCTGACGAGCTATGTCACGAGTAGTTTCTATTTCAACACACACATTAACCATCTCGAATGGACTCCAGTGCTTATTCTTAATAAGGTACTTGAGAAGTTTCGTCGCAGAGGCATCGTTGTTCTGATTTGCCGGATTTGACACACGGGCCATATACGCAATCTTTTGTTCCGCCTCCGGTGTCACCCAAACTAGGTTGACTTGGGTCATATTTCTCTCCTTCATTTACCGCTTTCTCTAGCAGTGTAATTAAACCAAAACGAACGATCTGCTGTACTTCAATGCAGGTTAACTTCATGTCGAAGTCAGCTGAACCATCTTCATTTTCCTTCGTTAATGTAAGTTCCATCAGATACCTTTCTACGTTCCTTGATCCAGTGTTCAGGGATTGTCTTATCAGCGTACTCAAAGCCGTTCTTAACACACCACTGAGCATACGTTGTACGTGATCCTTTGTTTAGCTTCTGAGAGCTGTTAGAGAACACGAAACGTATATCCAAGTGTGGTTGCTGCCTCTTGACAAGGATGTGTTTCTTACGGTCAGCAATCAGGAATCGCCCCTTAGTCTCTACAATGATCCCGTTATCGAGCACAAAGTCAGGAGTATATTGATGTTCACTCGCTGGCTTGATGTACTTGATCTTGACTTCCTCGTAGGTGAAAGGAATACCCGCTGCTGTGAGAGCCTTAGCGACATCTTCTTCAAGGCCGCTACGCCACCCATGCTTCAAAGCTGCTGCTCGTTTAGAGCTTGTTGTCTTACGAGTTACCATACTTACAGTTTAGTCCGTTCATACTGATGTAACAACTGACCAAAAGCATCTACGAAGACCTCATCGTGCTGTGTATGTCCCATAGAGAACATAATCGCATGTACAAGCTCGTGACAGAAAGTTTGTTCAGTAAAGTTCTTGTTCATCCCTGCACGTAGAAAAATCATTTGAGTGGCGCAGTCGCTCTTACCGTACTCAGATAAGTCCTCTACGTACTTGACGTTCCATTGACAACCAACTAGATAGAAGGAGGTTGGAATGTTTGGTTTGGTGCTCTTCGTAGCCATAGTAGATTCAAGTTTTCAATGACACGAAGTTCATTACCATCGTAAGCTTTGAGACAAGCGTCATAGTATTCCCTTTCAGTCTTACAATCCTCTAAAAGCTTTGCAGCCTTCTTTGGGCCAATGCCTTTCAAGCCAATGATGTTGTCAGTACGATCCCCTGTGAGCACCTGTGTGTACAAATTACGAAGACCTTCTTCCTCTGTAACGTAGTACTCTTCACGCTTCACGAAGTTGTAATGCCAACCTGCAACTTGATCTAGGTCTTTGTCGATAGAGACAATCCATCCACCACTCTCAGTAGCGTCTATAGCTACAGCGTCATCAGCTTCCTGACCTTCAACTAAAACAGCACCTAAGCGTTGTAGATGAGTCCTGATAGCATCGTAGTGGATAGGCCTCTTAGCGTCTTTCCTGTTCCCTTTGTAAGGCTCAGTGACTGCTATCTCATTTCTGAAGTTTCCTTTGCCTGTGATGTAAGCTCTGTAGTCGTCACATCGCAGATCATCGAAAACTATCTCATTGACTAGCTGAGTCACACGAGCCAAACAAGTAGCCTCATCAACGTCCTCTGAAGCAAAACCTACTCTGTAGCAGATAATGTCAGCGTCAATGATGGCTACCTTGGGTCTCTCCTTAGAGAGCGTCATCATCCTCTGATGTCTCAGGGACGTAGGTTTTCACTTCTGTGACCATGAGCTTCTTGATCGTAGGAGCGTTGCCGTGCTTAGCTGACATACGATGTGTGTACGAGGAGATAACAGCTACGCATTTCGAGCCATTACCGAGAGAGGCTACATCAACTTCTTTCAAGTTGTCATCCATAGGGTTGAACAAGTACTTGCTCTTAGCTACGATGAAGTTACCCATTGCATCTTTGTGCTTGACTTTGATGCCCAAGCCTGTGAGCTTAGCTGCATCGTCATCGCTGATGTTACCGATAGTGCACTCATAACGATCATTGTCTGTGTTGAATGCTGTGTTGAATTCAGCCATCCACTTAGACCAAAACAATTCACCGTTAATTTTCACTGGTTTCAAATCTGCTGACATTTTTCTTTTCCTTTAAGGATTAGGCCGTAGCCTGTGGGTTCTCAGGGGATTGAGCAACTGCTTGCTCTTCAATTTTCTTCAAGAGCATGAAAGCGCCTGTCTTTGTTGGCAGCTCTCCTAGCACTTGGAGAATAAATTGTACTTCATTTGGTTCAAGTTGAATGTTCATATGTTTTCCTTCATCACTGTAAATAGCTTCCCTCTTTGCGGGAGAGGCTTTCCGCTTCATCCTCAATGTAATCAAGAGCTGCTGAGAGCACCAAGTATACATCGAGAATATCCATGTCGTCAGAGTGGAGAATCATAAATGTATCATCACTTATGTTCAACATGATCTGACTTTTAATCTTGTCATCAGTGGGTTTCACGCCAGTTCCTTCCTACTTTGTATTCCCCGTCTAAAGGGCAACGAAGAACCTCAGTTCCTATCTTTTTTATATTTCTGATAGATTGTACAGCAAGTTTACCAACAATGTCACCATAAGCCTCTGGTGTCTCTATCTGGAATTCATCGTGGACGTTAGCTACAAATTTGTAAGGAATCTTGTGATGCTTCAGAGTTTCATTTAAGTTAACTAACGCTTGTTTCATCACGATTGCACCCGCCCCCTGAAGTAAGCTATTGAGCGCCGCATGTTCACTTCGAACCCATATCTTACGACCATCAAGCCCCGGTACATAACCCTTGGACGCATATACGGATACTTTATCACGTAGACGCTTGAGTGCGGGAGTCCCTTTAAGAAAGGCAGCGATGAGCTTTTCTCCATCTTTAGCACTACCACCGACAATCGAGCCAATCTTCGCTGGCCCTGCACCGTACAAGAAGGCGTAGATGAACGTCTTTGCTTGGTCACGAGTTTGTAGCGAGGCTGCTTTTTGATTAACCGTGTGGACATCCGTGCCATCCTTAGACGATCCCTCGGTGACAGTCTTGACATAATCATCATCCTTCATGTAATGAGCCAACATACGCAGCTCTAAACCACTTGCGTCACATCCTACTAGGACGTTACCTTCCTCAACAGTCCAGCACTGACGACACTCAGGGCCGTAAGGTGAACCAGAGTTAGGGATCTGAGCCATGTTAGGTTTCATGTGAGTCATACGGCCTGTTACAGCCCCGTTGGTGATGACTCTACCGTGTACCCTACCATCGTCTTTCACGACCTCTAACCATGACTCAATCTGAGCTATACGTTTCTGGAGCATGAAGTACTCAGCGATCATCTGAGCCTCTGGGAACTTCAAGCCTTGTAACGTACTTTCATCCACGATCACCGAACCCTTCTCAGTCTTCTTAGTTGGTTTCCAACCTAAGCCAATGAGCTTATCAGCTACTTGTTGTCTAGAGGCAGGATTGAACACTACAAGCTCAGGCTTCAGTATCTTCCCTGTCTTCTCAGAGATACGTTCAACCTCGTACGGAGGCCATTGTTCCTGCATCCTGTCGTTGATGGCGCTCATCTTCCCCTTGAGTTCAGCTAGTAAACACGTAGCGTGAATGGTGTCTAGTTTGAATCCGTTCTTCTCTTGCTTAGCTATGATTGCTGCTACAGAGTGCTCAAGAACCAAACTGTCTTGACTAAAGCCTTGGCTACCAACACAAAGATCAAGATGTTTAAAGAGATTACAAAGAACCAGCACGTCATGGTGACAGTAAAACTCCAGCAGTCCTTCCAAAGGTCTATCAAAGCATTCTCCGTCATATTCTTCCCTTCTGTTCATCATCCATTGCCAAGTCGCCTTGTAGTCCAGCTTCGCTACACCTAGGGATTTTCCCCATGCGTCTAGACTGTGTCCCCCGTCCCTTGTCGGTTCTAGTAGCCTTGACACTACGAGTGTGTCGTACGCTTGCTTCAGTCCAATCTTGGTCTTCCAAAGCTTGTTTAAGATCGGAAAGTCAAAACCGATACCGTTATGGGCAATTATAAGATCAGCCTGTTTAAGGTAATCCCATAAACCATCAGGAGTCTTCCAGATACGCACCTCATTCGTGTCTACGTCTTGCGTAATACACAAGTGAATCGTCTGGTGATCCATCGTTGTCTCTATATCAAGTGCGATTCGCATTTAGATACTCGATTGCTTTATTCAATGTTTCTTTGTTGTCTTTAAATTGTCCGAGTCCTGCATTGCAGTGATGGCAGAGGAGTCCCCTGACTTTCCCTGTTTCGTGGTCGTGATCGACAAAAAGGTTGTAAGACCTTCGTGCCACTGATACTTCTGTTGACGAGCAGATTGCACATTTGCCTTCTTGCTTCTTGAAGAGTTCTTGGTAAGTTTCAGGAGTGATGTCATACTTCTTTAGGTTGTTCTTAAAGGATCGTTTCTTTTGCTTCTCTTTACCGCCACGGTTGTGATAGTAGTCGAGATTCTGAGCAACGGTACAGTCTTTACAGGTCGGTCGATAGTTATAGGAGCCGTCTACACGTTGCTTTCCCCGTGGAAATTCAAACAGTTCTAGCTCTTGATTACAAACTTGGCAGATTTTCATTCAGTTCTCCAAAAGCTCAACTGTATCATATAGAGCACAATAAGTCAAGCATTTGTGTGCCTTATTTGAGATTTATAAATAGTCCGATTTGAGCGAATGAGTAACCAAGCCACATGATACCAGCGCCCATATCACCTTTGAGCCACTGTAGCGTCCCTACAACAGCGTAACCGATACCGATAGTACCTACGATAATCATTTCAATCATTTTGTTCTTTCTCCAATGGAACGTCACGCCATTCGCCTGATGATGGATCAAAATCAACGTCTTGCCACCACTGCTGAAGCACACGGATTTTTGTATATCCGAGATTGCGCTCAACAAAACGTAGTTTAGATGTAGGTATCATAGTTCCTCCATTGTTACTTCGATCATCCTGCCTGTGTTCATGTCGTACTTCGCCTTTTTAAAATCTTCACATCGACGTTTCCACCCCCATGTTCCAATCATAGCTGCATGATATGTTTGAGGAATGTACATTCTAGGTTTATGACCAAAAGAACAAACATCTCGTGTATTTTCTTCAGTAAAGCGAAAATGTAGGCATTCATCACAATACTTAGCTTCTTTACTCATGATTTGTTTGCTCCAAATACGAGATTGCTTTCTTTAAAACTTCCACGTTGTCTTTTGCTTTTCCAAGCATATTGTTGCAGTTGGTACATAAAAGTCCTCTGATCTTTCCTGTTGTATGACAATGGTCAATGTGTAAAGCAGTCGCGGATGTCTTCGATTTACTCTTAGGTACATCTTCCTCATGCTTCTCACAAATCAAACATTTGTACTGTTGAGCTACTCGCATATCATCATACTGTTCAGGTGTCAAGCCATACTTTCTTAGGTTTTGAACCCTAATCTTGTTAGGATTGTTCTTGATCCAGTTACGATTACCTTGACGATGTATCTCTCGTTTACCTTCTTTGTCTAGATGCTTCTTGCGACGACAAACCATGCAGGTAGAGTCTTTGTAGCCCTTACGTTCCCCTGTGGCCAAGGTGTGGTAAGAATACGCAAACTTACTATCGTCCAACTCTTGTTTACAAACTCTGCATTGTTTCATGATAATCTCCTTAGATCTTAATATTACTATATATGATCTAAGAAGTCAAGCACTTTTACAAAGTATTATCCATTTCGACCATGCGTCCTGTCTTTTGATCGTACAACAAACTACAAGCGGGGCCAGTGGCTCCTGTGTACCTGTTCTTAGCCACAGCTACTTTTGTAGTGTTACGCTCAGTTGGATCGGAACTCATTGAGTTTCGCTCAAGGGTAATCACAGCGTCTGAAAGTTGTGCAATCGAGCCTGAACCCCGTAACTGTGAAAGCGTGACAGCTTGTCCGTCCTCGTGGCCTTTGTCAGTTGATGGGCGTTTGAGATGGCTGACACAGATCAACGTAATTCCTGTTTCTTGAACGAGGGTACGTAGCCGTGTCATCATGACATCAATAGATTTACGCTCATCATTGTTGTCAATACCACTGACAAGGATAGACAGGTGATCCAAGAAAACAACACGACAATCACAAGCACGGGCCATGTATCGAATGCGATTAAGCACGTTGTCAATAGCAAGGGAGCCAAAATGGTCAAACAAGAACACACGATTAGTGCCGAGAGTAGCATCAAATGCCTCCTTCAATTCTTGGTCTGAAACTTCAGTGTCGGGCAAGTGCAGCTTTTTGTTTGCGTGCAGAGACATGATTGATCTGGCTGTTTTACGTACTGATTCTTCGAGAAACATGCCACCCACGTTCCACTTCGTGGTTTCAAGGATTCTGAAAAGAATTTCTCTAAGGAACTGACTCTTGCCAAGGCCTGATCCAGCTGTAACTGTAATGAGTTCACTTGATCTGAGACCATATAGTAACTCATTAAGTCCTTTGAAGGGATAGAAGGCTTCTGCGACTGGTTCAGGTGAAGATACGCTGTCCCAAAGTGTTGAGGCTTGGATGATCCCATCGGGTACGTAACTCTCAGCTCTCCACCATTGATTAACGTATTCAGCTCCTCGTCCGTTAATGAGGTAATCACAGGCATCTTTGCACTCCTTTAAATGTTTAACAATCTTAACCTTGTTTCCGAACAGTTCAGCTACTTCTTTAGCAGCCTTCTGACCGGGTTCATCAGCGTCAAAACAGATCACGATAGTCTCGAAGCTATCTAGGTACTCATACTGAGCCTTGCAGTCTTTAACAGCCGCTGAAGCCCCATTACGGATGCTAACAGTAGGCCATTTGCTACCTGTCATCTGATAAGAAGCCAATGCGTCTAGCTCACCTTCAACAATGGTGATGTACTTACCCTCTTTCTGAAACAAGTTCTGCCCAAAGAGAGTAGCTTTGTTGAAATTCCCTGCAATAGAGAATGTCTTGTTCTCTACAGATCGAATCTTTTCAGCTACTTTAGCGCCTGTTTCGTCATAATAAGGATAGTAGTGTTTTAAACCACCGTGTCCATCAGCTTGAGTAACACCAAAGTACTCACAAGTCTCACGTGAGATACCCCGATCTACTATGGCTTTAATGTCGCCTGTTTGCTTCATTTGAAATACTTTCACCTTGTTTTGTCGTGATGTTGCTTCGTAACTGTCACTTTTGTCGTGATTCTCAGTCACAAAGTTGTTACAGGCAAAGCAGTACTGATGCCCGTCATCGTAGAGGCTATTGGCATCGCTTGAGCCACAATTAGCACACTCTACGTGCTTGATGAACTTACTTGCTACCTTTAGATTCACGATTCAACCTTTCACAAATATCAATGTCCATTTCGAAGACTTGCAAGCCAAGCAGTTTCTTCTTCTGATGGTAGATCTCACGTTTCCTTGCGTTAGCCCTGTCCATAGTCTCACGTTTGAAGACCCTTCGATCAGGTGCAACGTACTCAAAAGGCCAGAACTCTTTGATGTGAACACTTTTCATTTTAGTAATCACTTTCTAAGTCACAGTAGCGACCACAATCACCACATTGTCCATATTGTCCATTTTCTGTGCGGTGCATAGGGCCACCACAGTAGTCACAAGACCATTCGTGTTCTTCGTCTTCAATGTCTTCTTCTTCAATGTAATCGTCTTCATCATGTGTGTTCATAGTCTGTTGCTCCTTCTTTCGTCCAAATATTGCATCGTAGTTGCTACGATAAGCGTCACTATCCTCGTTACGTCTTACGCTACCCTTACCGCCATCGCTCATGGGTTTACTTGTTTCCATTGGTTGTCCCCTTAGGTAGAAGTAGGTTCAAAAGCATGTTTAAGATGTTCATAACTTAACGTCCTCCCACTTAGACAAGTCAGCGATAATGTCAGCTAAAACGCTTTCAGAGACCCCTTTGTACGCTGTGTAACCCTGAGTCAATGACTTGAGTGATTCAAGCATCATTACGGCATCCTTGGCCTTCTGTGCGCACTTGTACGCATAGGCGTCAGCAGGGTTAGACAAATCATATTCAATCGTTGCTTTCATTTTTTGTTTCTCCAGTTAAGGTTAATTTAGGGTTTGTTATTAGATAGCCTCGTTTATCGAGAAAGGCAAGACGCACCTTCTCACTTAGATCAGATGTAAAGTGCATTTTCTCTAAGTCGTTTCTAGGTTGATAGGTTGTAACTAGGTCAAACTCTACTTTAACCTTGTATGTTTTAAAACCGGTCATTTCAATGCACCTTTCACCAATGTTAAAACCAAGACAAACAAAGACATCACCATTGTTTCTCCCCCATAGCAGCCCTTAAATCAGACGTTACTTTATCCCATCCGTACAAGACAATCAATTCCACAAAAGCATTAATTGTGTGGACATAATGGGCTTCTTCTAAATCTAACAGTAAATTCCCATCATCGTCCATCAGCTCATCAACGGTGAACCCTGTTTCACTCTTTAGAGTTGAACCTCTAATTTCTTCATCGTTTGTAGACATAGAATCTTTCATGTTATCCCCTTAATACTTTAATGAAGTTTTAAAGATAAACAATAAAGTAGTATTTACTTTAATGATTACTTTAATGTTTTTAGTGTTCGTCATAGTCTACAGAGTCTTCTCTATAGTTACTAATATGGAGGTCTTCTAAACCTATAGAATCCCCTGTGTCCATATCGTCATCGTCTTCGTCGTTATCGAAGTCTTGCTCAGTCATCAATGCTCGATTGTCAATCGTAGGGATGATTGTCTTCACATCTTCAAAACATACTTTACATAAGTCCAAGAACTGAAATGTAATAGCGTGTTTTCGTGTCGCTTCAAAGTCAGATAGCAGACGATCGCAGTTTACGCAGTGCATTTATAGCCTCTTTCATGGGTTAAGGTGTTGCGGAGTTGGTCTAGGTGTATAAAATCGCTTCTAGGTAGGTTTAAATCGTTTTAAACGCTACTTTTGAGCTGTTCTTCCTCTGTTGGATTAACTTCAAAGGTTGGATGCGTCTCAACCATGATATGTCTGCGTTGAATTGCTCGGATTTTGTGAATGTATCGTTGCAACTGTTCTTGCCTTGCGCGAACGCTTTTTTGTAGTGAATGTCCTAATTCTTGGATTTCTTCCTCTGTCCACATGGCGTTTTGTTTTTTAAACTTAGCGTCATAGTAAGATTCGAGAAACATCAAGCGGTCATCAACTGTTGAAAGTCGGCGATTAGACAAAGCAGAATTACATTCCTGACAGCAAGCGACAGTCACGGCAGGGATTCTGTCTTGTTTTCGCTTCTTGTAAGGCATTGTGTCTATCATGCTTATAGGCGGCACATGGTCTAATCCTTCGGCAGGATCACCGCAATAGAAGCAATAATAACCCTCTGTGGTGTAGTGTCTAGTGTATTTGTGATGGTGCATTTTGATTAATTCCTGTCTGTGTTTATTCGTAGCCATAAGTAACCCCTATAAATATAAGAGTAACACTTTATCATACAAACCTTACACGAAACTTACAATCATTGGTGCATCAGGGACTTGTTGTCTTTGTTGTCGTTCGTATTCATCCTGCTGTTTTTTATCCCAAGGGATAGGTGGATGAGACGGGAAAGGCCAAATTACCATAGATCATGCTCCAAGATTAGATCGACACAATAGCAAATGAGAATCATTGTCATTTTGTACTACTCCCTTTCGTTCATTGTCATTCACCTAAGTGATAAGTTAAATTGTCGATTGAGTCTCCGAATTCATCCCATTCTTTAAAAAATTCTAAGTCGTCAGCCTGAGACAATCCATTAATTGCAGGTGAGTACTTTTCCAGTACCTTTTTGGCTTGAGACAATAGATAGATCAATTCGTCACGTGTTGAAACCAATTCGTCACATAGTGGGTTACCTTCAGCCCACAATCTACGTTCTAGGCTGATGAAGTCGTTATTGTTTAGCATGTTCACATCCCTTCAGGATATTTGGTTAGACAAATTTGAGACACTCCGTTTTGAGACTTTGTGTGCCTCTCGTAATGGATCACTCCGTCATTCTTCAAGAACTCATGCTCTGAAACCTCTTTAATGGGATCAGGATCGTCTAAATCGTCAAGTTCTAGATCATAGACAAAGAATCGGACAGGTAGGGTAGCGAATGGCATTGTTTGATTCCTTAGAATTGCTGATAAACGATGCCTGTGGAGCATTGACCGAGAACGACTGTGTTATCGTTCAGGTAATCGAGGACAATGCGTTCTTCCTCGTCAGCGTCCCCATCAGCGTCACTAAGGTCAATTTGGTAATCCTGTGCGATGCCTGTGTAACCTTGGACTGTGAAATCACAACAGATCGAAATAACGTCTAATTCGATTTCCTCGCCTGTGCTTTCCTCGTATTCCTCCAAGTATTCAAAGATTACTTTCAGGGCTTCGTAGCCGTAGCTGTCATAGCGGTCATAGGCGTGAAAAGCATCGACAAAGGCGGAGAAGTTGACAGATTGTTTCATGATGTTCTGATCCTTAGAAAGTTGATTGATGATTGATTACAGTGTTAGCCACACGACCACGATGGCGATGGCGTAGAGACAGTATAGAATGCGATCAGTGATTGTAGACATGGTAGTTTCCCTTACTTAATAATTGTAACAGTTGATTCGGTTTCGATCCACACACGAGCACCACATGACAGCGGCTTGTGTGGACTGTAGACCACCTTCGAAGCCCCATCAATCGAAACTTCATGCGCATACGTGTTAGACTTGTATGTCTTCACAGTCAAGACAGGTTCAGGCGTCTCTGCTTTGATGTTGCGTCTAATGGCGTGTTGGTTCACATGGATGATTGTTTTCATTTCAATAACCCTTCAATTTGTTGTTGGTGTGATGGTCGTTGATGAGTTGTGACAGTTTGGATTTGATGATGTAGTCGTCAATATTGAATTCCTGTGCCAAACGCTTGACGATGGTCTCTGTGTCCTGACCTGTCAACCATGCGTCAAAGGCAAGCTGTGCGATGTGGTTGCGTGATGCGATGAGTGCTTCGTATGCCATGATGTGTGCTCCTGTGTTCAGATGGTGACTGGCTGACGACCGAACTTGATGATGAAGTAGTCTGGGAAGGTGTTGACACGGTGACAGATGCCTGCTGAGATGAGGTCTGTGGCTGCGTGGAGGTCACGTGTGCGGCTGTTGATGATGACAGCGTGACCCGTCTGTGCGATCTCCTGTAGGAGGTTCTGAGTGGTCTGGTTCATGGTGTGTCGATCCTTGACTGGTTGGTCTGGTGCGGTGTGCCTCAGATGCTAGATGTATTGCAAGCCCCGTGCCAGCCCTTCTTTTGTAACACTTGAGTACTCACATTGCTTACTTTTTAAGCATACCTGACAGATTTCTTACAAATGCACCCATGTTGTGCACCATTGTGGTGACTTTTGTGCACCATTATCGTGCCTATGATGCACCATTTTAGTTATTCTGTGGATAACTACGTACTTATGCACAGCTTATGAACAGCCTCTTGTGGATAACTTCCGAGGTAGGTGTTTACCCTTAGAACTGAAGTGTTCA